ATTGCCATGTCTTTTTATTTATTATAAATATCTATATAATTAATCCTTATGCTGGGAAAGTAGCTCCAGTTGGTGTAATATTGAAGTCTAAGTAAATAAATTCAGCAGTTTTAGTAGGTTGAATGTAAATTTGTCCTACCATTTGATTTTGATCAATTACTGTTGGAGTATTATTAGTATCATCCATTATTACCTTAAACGCATACAAACCTTGTCTTTGTTGAACACTTTCTAAGTACGGGTTAACTTGTGCTAAGAAGTTATTTCTTGTAGCAGCTGTGTTTTGTTCAAACACTAAATTATTAGCTACTTGAGAAATATATGACTTAAGAGAAATCAACAGGCGACGAACATTTACACGATCTAAAGCACTTGCTCTAGTTTGTAATGTTTTTTGTCCGAATACTACTACTGTGTTGTTTAAAGTAGCGATTGGGTTTACTTTACCTGTGTATAAAGTATCTCTATTAGCAGATGTTAATTTTCTTTCAGCCATTAATACTGTACTTAATCCACCTCTGTTTATACCTGCTGGTGCAAACCATGGTTCAGAAACACTATCGTTATAAGCATATACTCCAGCTATTACAGTTGAAGCTGGTACAAAAACTTGTTGGTTAGTTGCATCTACAACTCGAACCCAAGGCCAGTATGAAGCAGCATATGAAGTATTTTTTAATTGTGCTCTTGTAGTTACAGCACTAATAGTCTCTCCATACCCTACTAAATCTAACAAGTAAATATTATCTCCTCTGTTTTGAGCATTAGATATAATAGCATTAGTAATTGTACCGTAATTAGTAAATTTATCACATACTCCTGGGGTTAGTATGATGTTGTATTGGTAATCATCTCTATTAGCTAATAAATTAACCATGTTAGTATAGTTACCAGATGTTAATCCTTGAGAATCAGTATCACTGATTTGGTCATAGAATTTAGCTCCTGCTCTTATACTACCTGCAGCTCCACCAAATGAGCCACTTTGGTTCATAGGTAATGAACTTGTATATGCTGGGTTTGGGGTAAATCCATCATTTAAGAAATAATTAGGAGTAGTAACGTTAACAGATTTAATACGAACAAAATTGTTACTATTTCTGTAACTACCTGTTAATTGTAGATAAGTACCATCAGTTGTTATTAAGGTATACTTTTGATCTCCTACTACTTTAGTGATAAATCTGTCACTATATGGGTCTAATGATATATTAGCATATGTTACAGTAGGTACAACATATGAAGGATTAGCAGTTGTGTCATTACCCTGTCTAATATATAAATCAAATGTTCCAGATGAAGTATTTGAGTTAGCAATTTGCCATCTTACATTCTCTGATGTACCATTGGTTAATGAGCCATCTCCATTTTCAGATCCTGTGCTGTTAGCTATAATTCCTTGGGTAATTGTTTCTAAGACAAATACAGAGGCAGTTGCTCCACTACCACTTATAATAGCACTACTTGTAGCTGATGTATAAGATCCTGTTACTACACGAGCTACTAATAATGAAGTACCTCCATTAGCAAAGTAATTAGCCGCGGCTGTAGAAGTAAAGTAAGCGTATTGTTGTTGGTTAGTAGCACTACCACTTACAAATACATCACCAAATATTTGTTGATATTGAGAATATGAAGTGACTACTGTAGGTATTTCTACAGGTCCTTTCACGGTTGGGCCTATAATAGCTGCTCCTGCTGTTACAGGACCAGCTGTAACAAACGAAGTATCATTTTCTGAAGCTAATACGCCTGGGGATAATAAAATTTCTGCCATGGTTTACGTTATGTTTGTTTATTGATAAATATCTTAAAAAACGTCAAAATCATGAAACCGGGATAAACTCTCCTTTTTCTAAATCAATATTTCCGTCACCATATTTTTCTTGAAGTTCTTTAGCTACTTTAGTTTCATCTCCAACTTGTTTTTGAAGTTGTGTTTTAAGAGATTGTTTATCTAATTCTAAAAGTTGAATGCGATACTCTACTGTTCCTAATGCTTGAACCAAGTTAGATTGGTTAGTTTGAATTGTCTTTAAAGATTTAATTTCTTCTTGTGTTAAAACTTTTGTTTCCATAAAATTTATTTTATTATAAATATTATGAAGAGGTTGGTAAGTTATTAATATCTACTACTGTTTCTGAGGTTACTACAAGTTTGTTTCTGTTTGAAAATTTACTTATAAATGTTGTGCCCTTTTGTATTGTATCAGGTATAATATACCCGTGCATTTTTAAAGTAAAAGTACTTCTAACTATTCTTTCCTTATTATCAGATAACTCAATAGTAGAGGCAAATGAATCAATATTTGTTTTAAACTTAAAACGTTCTGGGTCTCCCCAATATGCGTCTGATGCGTATTCTACAGCTTCAATTATTTTATTTAATTGCTCATTATAATAAGTAAATACAGCACAATCATATGTTACTGTTAAGTAATCAGGCACAACAGTAGCATATAATGTTTGTTCAGGTTTAATCCCGTTTAGTATGTTAAATTTACTATAGGCATTTTGTTGACTGTATTTTTTGTTAGTAACAGATATATTATGAGGTTGATTAGCATCTAATTTATTTGCTAAACTTCTATTTTTTTCAATGTTATTTCTTTTAAACATTAAAAGAGGAGCCATTATCCTACTATTTAAATCTCTTATGTACCCAAATTTTTGGAATGAAGCCCATTTTTCAGGTGAACCATATATTACAGGAACTTCTAATCTTTCTCCATTTTGTATTACAGATGGTTTAATTACATTTTGAAAATAATACATTATCGCCCAATCTAAATCTTCTAAACCAATTGAAAATGGTTTTGTAGTATCATCTTTAAATGATGTTTGGGTAGCTCTATTAACATTATTAGCATCATTAGGATTACCAGTAGGAGCAAACCCAGGGCCACCAGGTGTAAGTGGTTCTTGTAGAGATTCACTTATTTCTCTTTGTGTTTTAGGTGTTACTTTTCTTTGCTTAGCCATTATAATCTTTGTTTGATTAAATTCACACGATCAGCAGGAATGTAATGAGTTTCACACACTACACTTACATTATAACCAAATTGATCTAAACCTGGGTTTAATGGGTTAGTGCTATATGGGTAATCAGGATCTTTTCCTGCAAAGTATTGTTTAGTATTTGTGTTGTCAACTTCAAAATATGATTCTTGATATAATATTACATCCCCAACTTCAATGTGGGTATTAGCATCTATTAAATCGTCTCTTAAAAATGCTACTTTAATACTCCAGTCAAAGTCAACACCAAACTCACTTGTAGGACTTGTATTATCACCTACAGTGATTAATGAATTTAATAATATTGGACCGTCAAAAAACTTACCACCAGATGATTCACCATACATGTTTATTTTAGTTTGATCTAAAACATACTTGTAAATAGCAACTTGCTGAGTGATAACATCTCCCAACAACTCACGGTTGATTTTTCTAAACATTGAAATATCTCTTGCTCCTCCAAATAGTGCCATTATCCTATATATATTACCATTGGTACATTTGCTATCTCTTGTCTTCTAAAATCACTTTCTTGTGAACGTCTTTCTAATAATGATTTTTTAGAAGTTTCATCAAAATATCCTCTTAATCTTTCTATTAATGCTGTTTTTTCTGCAGTAGCAGCTGCTAATAAATCTGACTGGTTTAGGGTCATGTTTTGGTCAGGAATAGGAACAGTAGAGTATTTACCTCTAATATATCCTAACATTTCCTTACATAATGCTAAACAATACTCATATATCCATTGTCTACCAACAGAATTAATTTGAGTATAAATTGGGTTACCATATGGAGCATTAGAAGGATTTGTAATACCACCTGGTGTTATTAATCCGTTTGTTAGTCTTTCTTGTACTTTAATATACTCAAAGAATAAAAATCCATCTCTAACATCACTGTCTGATGGTATTGGGAATACTTTTATTTTATTATTTACAATATTAAATGTGTAAGCAGATAAACGAATTGTGTTACTTAATTCTATACCTTGAACTACTGCAGCATCATATGCTACAGGCATCATTAGGTATCCGCCTCCATATCCACCACCATACATTCCACCATATAAACCAGCTGCTGGTACTCCTCCTAGTCCTGCAAATCCTCCAAATGGAGCGTACATTTGGCTTACGGCTGGTAGGCTTTGATAGAATACAGTTTTGATTTCTATTCCACCAGTAATGTTATTATTAGTAGCCCATGCCGCTAAATCATATTCTTGTACACTCGCAGTTAATGCTAAAGCTCCACTGTAATAAGTTACATTTCCACCTGCACCAGCTTCCGAAGCATACTGTTGTGAGAGGCGTACTATGTTGCCCATATTGGGTGTAATAAGCGCGTTATTTAAATTTGAAGATGTAGGTGCACCCTCTAGTGATAACATATTATCTCGCACTTGATAAGCGTAGAGTTCATTACCATATGTAGTAACTGCTTCTTCAAAAGCAGCATAGAAGTTTAAATCTTGTAATTCAACTTCCATAATAGGATATCCTAATCGACGAGCAACAAATGTAGTTACTTTATCAGCATCAATTTGAAATTGGTAATCATAGTCATAGAATCCAAATGGAGTTGCTCCAGGAATAAATGAACTAGAACCAGGATATATAGGAATATTCATGTGTTAGATTTTGTTATAAATATAGATTTTATTTATAAAGCTCATTAATCCAATCTTCTATGTTATTAAAAGATTGACCTTCAATAGTAACACCTGTATCAAAGAAGGTTTGCCCATAGTTTGTAGAGATATGACATTGTGTTTCACATAGTATTTCAGGAGTTCCCTCTGCTATTGTATAAATCATAGGTAAACCATCTAATTGAAAAGAGTTGCCGTTTTTATTTATGTTCATCGTGAGTAATTTATAGTAGCTGTGTGAAGTACACCAGCTTGATTTAATACTAATACTATATATGGATAATATATACTTGTTGTATCTCCAACATAAGAATAATTAAGTCCTTGTGGTGTAAAATCATTTCCAATTGTTGTGATAAATGGATCTACCCCACCTATTGAATAACTTCCATTAAATACGTCTATAAATAAACGAAATGTTTTTTCATAAAGCACTGTATCATTACCTGCTGCTGCATTGGCTGCTGATATGTCAAAATTACCAATATTTACTGCTCCTGAAAGTGATGATGTAGATGCGGATAAATAAACTCTTAGTCTTGTTGCAACTACTGTTTGAGTTGCTTGAAACATAGCACTAATTTTAATTATATTTCCATTAGTCGATACTGTTAAAGGATAAGAAGAGCCGAATACAATAGTATTTCCTGAACCCGTTGCTGCTTGATATTGGTTCTGAGTTAACCCCGATTGATAAACCTCAACTCCACTACGGCTGCCTACCACTAAATCTCCACTACCAAGTAGTGTATTTCCATTAACTGTTTTAATGTTAGTACCGCTTACAAGAGCTGCTTGTTTACCATTAAATGTATTAAAATTAGTTGAGGTTAAATAACCATTGACTGATGTTGTAGCAGCGGCCATACTGATAGCAGGAGTTGTCCCACCTGAGGATACAACAGGAGCAGTTCCTGTTACTGATGTTACACCTCCTCCTCCACTATTTAAAGCAAAGGATGCGGTTAAAGCTTGGGTTGCATATGATGATGTACCTAATAATGAACCTGTAAAACCACTTGTTGATGTCGTAGAACCGGTTATAATTAAGCTACCTGTAATAATAGCAGAGCCCGTGTATGGAAATGCTGCTCCTCCACCCGCGGATGTTAGAGCAAAGGATGCTGTTAAAGCTTGTGTTGCATATGAAGCTGTTCCTTGTAATGATCCTGTAAAACCACCTTGGCTATTAACACTTCCAGAGAATATAGCTGGGCCTATGTTTGTAAAAGTAGAAGATCCAGATATTAAAAATGATCCAGATACTTGTAAGCTACTTGTTGTAGCCCAAATGTTCCCACTTATATTACTAAAAGGTTGTGTTGAACCAGAAGGACCAGCAATACCTTGTGGCCCCACTGGTCCTACAGGTCCAGGATTATTTACTTCTATAACATTAGTAATAGGTTGAGGAACAATAATTTGGTTTTCCTCTGTCACTACTGTAATATTAGCTATGTCAGTTTGACTACTTATACTATTATTCTGCATTAAGCTTCAAGTTTATTATAAATATTAAGTAAGTCCGAAACGTAGCTTAAGAGAATTGTAGTTTTGGGTAATTTCTTGTTGGGAGAGTGCTCTGTTGTATATTTGAGTAGTGTAAATATTGCCTTGTAAATATGCTGTTGTCTTATTTCTAATAGTAGCATATCCTAATTCATATAAGCCTGATCCTAGTATTGTAGAATTAGTAAATATTCTAGAGGTTTGTTCAATTCCATTTAAGTATGGGATGTTAGTTGATCCGTTTCTAGTTAAAGTAATATTATTAATAGATGCAGGTATATTAGTTGTTGATGATATTACATATGATGTGACGCTACCGCTAACATAATATGCTGTTAATTCT